GCCGAGCTTCCAGGTCCGCCAGGATCGGCCCGAGGGTGTCGCCGTAGAGCATCTTCCGGAACTCGCGCACGTTGGAGAAGTTGGCGTTGTCGAGGACGCCCACCATCGTCGGGTTCACGTGGTAGGCACTGGCCACGGTGGAGAAGGCCAGCTTGGTGCCCTCCACGAACTCGTCTTCGTGAGCGCTGTAACCGGGGCGCTTGTACTCCATCCCGTCCTCAAGGATCGGCGTGCCGCCAGGGCGCGCGCCGTCGCGTCCGAACTTGGCTTGCCAGTCCCTGGCGAACTTGTCGCGGGTGGCCGGGTCCCACCGAGATCCGGCAGGGCGGGTCAGGTAGCCGCCGACTCGGCCCGCGTTCAGCCAGATCTGGGACCGGAACTTTGAGGCTTCGATCTGCTCGATGAGGGTGAGCTTGAGTGAGTTGATCGGGCTGGATCCGTGGACCAGGGAGTACGGGTCATACCCCGAGAACCAGATCATGTCTGCCGCGTCCACCTGGAACGGCGCGGCACCATTCGGAGACTGGAACTGGAACCACTGCGGGCTCAGCGCGGAGGTCCCGCCACGGCGGATGCACCAGGACGCGGGGAGCGTCTCGATGATCCACTGCCCGTCTGCGACCTCCTGAGGGATGATGAACGCCTCATCGTGCAAAGCCATGTCCGCGACCAGGCGGAAGATCACTTCATACATGGTGTCGTGGCCGTTCGGCTGCGCCAGGAGTTGCGCCAGGGGATCCGGTGGGTGGATCCGCTGCCGGTCGGTGTCAGACACCCGCTGGAAGGCCTGGAGGCCCAACTGGGCGACGTTGCGGGCGAGGAAGGTGACCACCGTTCGAAGGTGCGGCTGCGTCTCCCAGAGGAAGTCCACCGACACCTGGTTGATGTCCACCGGATTCCAGGTGGTCATCTCGATGGGATAACCGCTCAGTCCGGTCCCGAGAAGTGCAGCCCATGCCTCACGCAGACCCATGGGGTACCTCCTCCTAGATCACCATCAACTGATGGTCTTCATAGGCACTTCGGACGGTTTCGTCCGTGGCCGTTTCAACGGCGAATACGGCGTTCGTGGCCGCGACCAGGGGAGCGATGTCAACGACACTGCCCACCCGATCCCAGACCCGAACGTCCCCCAGCTTCCGAGCCACCCCACCCGCGACCGCCATGTTCAGCAACGGCTGGTCGAGGTGACGGAGCATCTTGTCCCGCACCTTGTCGCGCATCTGACCGGCACTCGCCCCGAGCCCCAGCCCGCCAACCTCGAAGACGGTGAGCCCGAGGTCGGTGAGCAGCGGGATGAACTCCCCGGCTGGAGCCCCGCGCGCCTGGATGGCGACATGCGTGATCCCCTGCTTGCTGGCCACCTCCGCGACGTACGCGGGAAGCCAGAGCATCCCCGCCCGTTCGTGGATGACCTCCACGTGGATCAGGCCGTCCGAGCGGACGCCAGCAACGGCGACATAGGACTTGGATCGGTCAGCGCTGGTGTCCACTCCGAGCATCAGCCGTCCGACCGGTTGAGACTCACGATCCACGCATGCCCGCCAGGATCGGGAGTCGATGTAGGTGTCCACCATCGCGGTGACCCACTGACAGAGAACCTCGGTCCGGAAGACGGATTCCGGATCGTTGCGAAGGTCGCTCATCACCGTCGCCCATGACATGAACCCGTATCCGATGGACGGGTTTGCCTGGAGGATCGCATCGGGGTCGTCAAGCTCGCAGCCTTCCGGGGCACTCCACTCGAACAGCCCCGAAGTCATGTCGTGATCGGTGGCGAACTCTTCGACCTGGACCAGGCCGGTCGCGACGTAGCGCTCCCACTCGTCCAGCGTTTTCATCAGGCTCGTTCGAAGCTGGATGAGGACCACACTGCGGTCATCCCCGGCGTTGCTGATGCCCCAGAGTTGGGAGTTGAACGTGGCGTTCATGGTCTTCGAGATCGACGCCCAGGCGTCCCAGGTCTGCTGTTCGCGCAGTTCGTCCATCATGATGCGAGCGGCGGACTTTCCACGCCCAGATCGGCGGGTGGAGGCGCGCACCTCGTAGCGGGCTCCGTTGCGCAGCCGGACGGCTTTCTTCCCGTTGGTTCGGATCGGTCGCAGCGCGAAACCTTGCAGCGCGGGGATGGCGATTCGTTCCCCTGGCGGACGGTCGTCATCGGGATCGCAGAGATCCACCGCTTGCTGCCAGGCTTCCTCCGCCAGGTCGAGGTTCTGGGCGGAGCCGAGGACCAGGAAGTCGTTCGCTGCCAGGTGCTCGGGGAACGACTCCGAGTCCACGAACAGCCACCACAGCGCGAGGACCATGAGCAGCAACGTCTTGCCGTTCTGCCTGGCGACTAGGACCACGAGCTTCTGAAACCGATAGGTGCCGTCCGGGTTCAGTTCGAGCGCGTGGATGAGAAGCCAGCGCTGCCAGGGGTACAACTCAATGCCGAGGATCTCGCGGGCGAAGTCGATGACCTCGAAGCCATGCGTCGTCTCCGGGGTGAGATCGCGCAGCGGCGGCGTCCACAGGCGCGGGGTTTCAATCCCCCGTTTGACGGTGCGCGCGCCGCTTCTTGAACTCATCCAACTCGTTCCCCACACTCGGGGCGGGTAGTCCCGCCGATGCCAGCGCCGCCAGTTCTTCCCGGATGGCCGGGGTGGCGCGTAGTTCCCTCAGCACGTTCACCAGGTGCGGGATCAAGAACATGGCTTTCGATTCGAGGAGCGGGTCCCCGGAGTTGGAGGCGGAGTCGATTTGTCGGACCAGGCGGCGACCGGCTTCGATGAGGGCTTGATCCTTCCCGGTGTCGGCCAGGCCATCGATGGTGGCCTCGTAGGCGTCCGACATCGGGGTGGTCGGATCGGGGGAGCCCGCCAGGCGTAACCGCAACTCGGTGAGCCGGAGAGCCCGGTCCACCGACCGGATTTCCCCGCCGATGGCGCTGGCCCAGATTGCCTGTTGCAGGCGGTCCAAGCGATCCAATTCCAGCGCCCGGATCTCACCGACCGCGACCGATGACAACGCCTCTGAGATCGCCTCCAGGACCGTCTCCGGTGCCAGTTTCAACTCTTGGGCGATCCGCCTGGGCGAGACGCCCGCGCGCCGTAGCTCCAGGATCCGTCCAGCGGTTTCCGCCTCGGTCATCCCCAGTGCCCGTTCGCCAGGGAGAGGAACTCTTCACGAGCCTCACCCTTCTCGCGGAAGATCCCGAGCATGGAGGAGGTGACCATCTGTGCCCCTTCCGCTCGCACCCCGCGCATGCTCATGCATGAGTGTTCGCCCCGGATCACGCACGCCGCCCCGGTCGTCGGCAGATGCTCGGTGATGGCTTGCGTGATTTGTTCGGTCATCCGTTCCTGCACCTGGGGTCGATGGGCGAAATGCTCGACCAGGCGCGGAATCTTCGAGAGCCCGACGACCGTGTTGCCGTCCGGCTTGTACGCCACCCAGGCCTTGCCGGTGAACGGCAGAAGGTGATGCTCACAGAGGGAGACGAAACTGATCGGGCCGACCGCGACGACACTATCCACCCGCTCTAGCTCGAAGGTGCGGGAGAGGATGTCCTCCACCGTTCGCTCACCCGTGCCCATCTCCAGGTAGGCGCGCACCCAGCGGTCGGGAGTATCGATCAGCCCCGGCGCGTCCGGATCCATGCCCATGATCCGGAGCATGGCGCGGATCCCGTCCCTGGCGGTGTCGAGATCGGCCACGGCATCCCAGGTCTGGGTGCCGGTCAGCGTCATCGGAGCCGCTCCGTTCCGTACATGAGCACGTGCTGGCGCAAGGTCAGGTTCAGGCCGCGATCCGCGATGATCGGTGCCAGGTCCCTGGCGCGGGTCAGGACCGTCTCAGCGGTGACACCTTCCGGCATCACCCAGCGTGCGTCCAGGGGAATCTCCAGGCGCTCGAACCAGTAGAACGCGGTGTCTACATCGGCGGCGTCCTGGACCACGACTTTGAAGATCGCCCGGCCATCGTGGGCGAGCCTGGCGAACTCTTCGAGGGCGCGGATTCGGATCCGTCGATGTTCCGGGTCACCTTGGTCGGCGAGCTTCGGGGAGACGGTGAAGTGCGAGACGCGCAGCCAGGCCCAGTCGTTCGGGATCAGGGTCCCGTTCGTTTCGACGTGGACCTCAAGCTGATTCGCCAGGGCATCCTGGAGCACCTGGTTGCCCTGATGGATGAGAGGCTCCCCGCCAGACAGGACGAGGAGGCCGCTGGCGGGGAGGAGGTGCACCAACTCGCTCAGGTCACGTGGAGGGCATTCCTCGTGGACATCGTAACGGGAGTTGTCCCAGGTGTACGCGGTGTCACACCAGGAGCAGTGCAGGTTGCAGAGCCCGAGGCGGAGGAAGTAGCAAACCCGACCGGTGAACGGTCCTTCCCCTTGCCAGACCGGGCCGTAGACCTCGGAGGTGGGCAGGGTCTTGTTGAGCGCGTGCGCTTCGGGGGTGGAGAGGTTCAGAGTCATTTTCGGTACCATGCCCAAACCTTCGGTGTCTCCGAGACGCCCACCACGATCTCCAGTGCCCCGCCCAACTGAGCGCGCACGACGTCGAACAGGTACGCGGCCAGGTTCTCCGCTGTCGGGTTCATCCCGTACAGCCGGTCGTTGAGGTCACGGTGGTCCCACTGCTCCCGAAGGAAGTCACCGACGAAGCCGAGGTCTGCGTAATCGATGACGAAGCCAACCTGGTTGAGGGAGCTGGAGCCCACCTTCACCCGCACCACATAGTTGTGGCCGTGGACCCTGGCGCACTTGTGATCGGCAGGGAGGCCGTCGAGGTGATGGGCGGCGGCGAACTCGAAGTCCTTCGAGATCATGTAGGTCATGCGCTCACCTGTTCGGTGGCGTAGATCGTCGGATCAACCACGCCCGCCTCGCGGAACGCTTCGATGCGCTCGGTGCAGGTGCCGCAGCGTCCGCAGTGCAGCGGCCCACCCTCGTAGCAGGACCAGGACATTTCGAACGGTGCCCCGATGCTGGAGCCGATCCGGGCGATGTCGGTTTTCGTGCGGTTGACGAACGGTGCCCAGATCTCCACCGCGCCATCGGTGCCCAGGCTGATCGCCTCGTTGAGCGCGTCGATGAACTCGGGGCGGCAGTCGGGGTAGATCGCATGATCCCCGGCATGGACGGCGGTGACCACCCGGTCGTAACCCTGGCCGATGGCGACCCCGCAGGCGGCGGAGAGGAACGTGGCGTTCCGGTTCGGCACGATGGTCGCTTTCATCGACTCGGCGGCGTAATGCCCGTAGGGCAGATCCACGGTCGGATCGGTGAGGGCGGAGCCCTTGAGGAGGCTTCCCCACTTGCTGAGATCCAGGATCATGTGCGGCACGCCGAAGTGACCGGCGATCTGGATTGCGTGCAGGACTTCGGTCTTGTGCCGCTGGCCGTAGTCGATGGAGACGGCGGCACCGAGGATGCCAGCGTCCGCGCAAACTGCCAGGGCGGCGGTGGAGTCCATTCCACCGGAGAGGAGTACGAGATCGGTCATGAGACAAGCCTTCCGAGGGGTGCGGCGAATGGATTCCCGAGGGAGTGAGCTTCGACCAGGGTGGTGATGTACCACTCGTGAACGGTCGCAGCGAAATACAACTTGAGTTCGGTTCCGTGCTTGCGGCGAAGGAACCCTTCCGTGGTGATGGCGGCGCGGGCCGAAGCCAGGAGAGTGTCCCGGCGTTCATCCCGTCCAAGCTGGCCGGTCTTGCCGACCAGGGCGTAATCCTGAGACTCGACCCTGGCAGGATCGAGCCCGTAGGCGCGGCAGAGGCGGCGCTCCTCCATCGTCAGCCGTTCCCCGTATCCGAGGTTGTGCCGATGGCCGGACCAGTCGAGAAGCTCGATGTGCCCGAACATGTGCACCTGGGCGTAGGAGGACGAATCGACCGAACGCCAGGGCAGAGCGGTCATCGAGGTGCGCCCGGTGATCCCCAGGCCGTGAAGCTCGGTTCCATGCTCCGAGGCGATCCGATGGGCTCGGGTGAGGTGAGCCATCAGCACCTTGGGGCGCTTCGCGTAGGGGACGCATCCGCCGATGGCCACGTACGGGTAGCGGGAGCAGAGCCGGTGCAGTTCTTCGGGTGGGCTTCCGAGGTGCCAGGCGGGCAGGAGCGTCACCTGGTTTCCCAGAACGTCCTCCATCGCCTCATGGTTGCGGCGGGTGGCTTGCCAGTCGCCAATCACGTCCAGGCTGATCGCCAGGGAGATCGCCGGGGAGATCTCGCCCAGCCACTCGCAGTACGCATCCCGGTCGATCACTTTGCCCTTGGTGAAGGCGGTGAATGCCCCGGAGTCCACCAGGATGTCCAGGTCCCCGAACGAACGAAACTTGGCCAGGTCCCAGCCGCCGAAGTAGGCGAATGACATGAGGTTGCGGGGACGGTCAGGCCAGTACAGGTCCATCAGCGCTCCGGAAGCGCCGCCAGGAGCGCCTGGAGCCGGTTGGGGGGCGCTTGGCCGGGGAAGGACTCCAGAGCCCTCCAGAAGGCCTCCACGAGCCCTGGCGGGGCTTGTATGCGGATCCATGGCCACAGGTCCTCATCGATGGGATCCCCGTAGACGCCTTCCAGCGCGTCGAGCCCTGGCGCGTTCAGGTGAGCCAGGAGGTCCTCCACGTCCAGCGGGCTGTAACCGGTGCCGAGCAAGCCCGCCTCCTCGGTGCTGAGGGTCTGGAGCATTTCCAGGAGCAGCGCATCGTCGTACCTGGCGAGATCCGAGGAGCGGTTGTCGATGAGGGCGATACGTGCGGCCTGCTCATCATCGACATCGACGTAGATGACCGGGATCTGGCTTTCCCCCAGCGAGAGGAGCGCCGCGTACCGGTGGTTGCCCGCCAGGATGTAACCCGTCGATTTTTGCACCACGACCGGCTGATACATCCCGTTGATGGTCAGGCTCTCGGCAATCAGGTCGATGTCGCCGTTGCGAGGGTTGCCAGGGAACTGGTCAACCTCATCGATGGGCACCAGGAGGTTCTCCA